ATACGGTGCAGCTACTGCAGCTTTAGGTGGAGCTACTGCTTCTTTTAGGGGTAAAAGTAAAGAAGAACGGTTTGAAATATTCCAAAATTGGCAAAGGTCTTTTGCAGGTGGACAAACTGTAACTACTACTAATGAAATAGGGTTTGCAAGTAGAGCAGATGCAGGTCAATGGAATGATGTGTCTGCAGGATATATGTTATTTGATAAAATGGGTAATATATTTACTGGTGATGGTACTTGGGGTGATACTTTTGATGGGGTTAAAGACTATGTTACCTCAGCAATTTGGGATCCAGTTACTGTAGCAAGTCTTGGAGTAGGTAAATTACTAGTAGGAGGTAGTACTAAGGCTGCAGCTACAGCACTTAAGGAGTTAGGTAAAGCAGCTTTTAGAAAAGAGTTACGTAAAAAAGGTGCTAATAAAATTACAGCAGTTGCTGCAGAAAAAGCTGCAATACAAGCTGCTGTAAAAAAGATACCTAAGTCTAAAAGAATGTTAACAGGAGCTAAGAATCTTGCAGCTTATAGTGCTGTAGATTTTGTCGCTAATATTGGAACAGATGTAGCATACCAAACACAAATGATTGATGCTAAAGTACAAGAAAAATATAGCTTTGCTCAGACAGGGTTTGCTGCACTAGGCACTATAATGATACCTACACTTATACAAGGTTCTAAAGGTATAGGTTGGCTAAGAGATTTTGCTTCTAATAAAAGAGTGCCTATTAAAAAAGATGCTAATGGTAATGTAATTAAAACTGGTATTATTGCTAGAGGTAAAGACACTATATATAAACACCTTGAAAACTTTATAGAAGTAAACAATGAGTTAGCTAATAAAACTTGGGATGAAGTTACAGGTGAAATAAAAAAACGTACTAATAGTAAAAGTATATTTAGAGAATTAAAAGATTCTTTTGGTGACTTTAGAAAAAATAAAGACGATTTTAATTTTTGGTTTGAAGAAGTTATAGAAGCTAAAAAATCTTTAAAAGGAAAACGTGTAGATTTAAACGCAAACAATACTAACTTTTGGAATATGTTTTTATTTGGTGGTAAAAATAAAAAAGGTTTTATACATTCATTAAGTGACAATGGATTTGTTTATATAAATAGAAGTCAAGCTAAGGGTACAAGAGCAGCAGCAGAGCAAGACACAGTTTCTAATTTTATAGGTGATGCTATGACTTGGACACTTACTGATGGGTTTGTAAAAAAGTTTGTTAAAGATTATGAAGCAACTTTTGGTTCTCTTGGTACTACTAAACCTAAAAATGTAAAAGAATTTTCAGCTTTGTTTAAAGCTAGAGGTTCAGAAGTAGGAGCTGAATTAGCTTTAAGGTCAAAAGCACAAGGCATACTTAATAAAAGAAAAGGCCAAAAAGGATTTACGAGTTCGCTACAAAAATCTTTAGAGGAACAAGGTACTGCAGCTAAAGTACCTGACGCACAAACTTTAAGGTACACTCAATCAGTCTGGAAAAGATTGCTTACTGCTAATCCTAGCACAACAGGATTAAATATTAAAGGTTGGGCATTTTATAATATGGCTAACACAACATCAGACTTAGTGCTTGGTGGATTAAAATTAGGTCAAGCTAACTTTTATAAATTTACAGGAAATGATGAAGCATATAAAGCTGCAATGGATTCCGGTAGGGGTAGTATTATAGGTGGCATGAGAAGAGGTTTAAACTATCTTAATGGTTCAGCTACTTATGAGTCAGGTCTACAAGTATTAGAATTAAAACCTGAGGTTAGAGAAAAACTTTTTAGAATTATTGCAGGAGATGCAGGTGATCTTAATGCAATTAAAACTTTTGGTATGAATGAACAATCTAAGCTGCTCCAAGCTGTAGAAAAAGGAGTGCATACTACACAACAAGTTACAGGTGTTATTCTTCAAGATGAAATAACAAAAGTATTATCTTTTCAAACAGCTTTTGATACAGCTATTATGAGAGAGTATGGTCAAACTTTTAATGAGTTCATGAGTAGATCAGATGCTTATATAGAAATGTTTACTCCACGTTTTAAAGAAAATGTAGATGCTAAAGCTTTACATAGAGCACAAATAGAAACTGCATCTAAACCTTGGAGTATTAAACAAGGTCAATCTTATACTTTACAAGTAGCAAAGTTTATAGAAAAAGTCTCTGCTGCTCCAGGT